CCTTCAAGGTCAATTGCCAGCTCTGCCCAGTCAGTTGGGTTCATAAACAATGCATCTGGTCGGCCACCCTCACGAGCAACTTTAACACCAGCATTGATAATAGTTTCCATTACGCTGTTTGCAAATGTTTGACGTTGACCGCCAAGACGTGTGCTGTCTACTGTACGATCTACACCAAAAAATGTATCAGATGTAACAGTGGATGGAAGCCACGCATCAAGACCTGACATCTTAGCGCCAAAGTCACCTTCAACATAAAGAAAATCATCGGCAGACAAAGATGCAATGCTGTCAGTTGCATTGCCAACTACAGTCAAAACATCGTTATCACGATCAACACCAGTAACTTCAAGAGTACCTGAGTAAAGAGCACTCCCATCAGTAGCGCTTGCTTTAAGACGCATACCAACTTCAAAGTTAATTGCATGACCTGCAACAAGCTCAACAGTAGTGTTGCCAAGGCTTGGACTCGCATGAATTTGACCAATAGAGCCAGTTCCGCTGCG